ACTGGTATGATACCATTCTTAAAGAAATGGTTTGGTGATTTGCGTAGTTGCAGTCAAGGAGGTATTCGTAATGCAAGTGCTACTGTGTTCTATCCCATTTGGCATCATCAGTTTGATGATCTCATTGTGCTTAAAAACAATCAAGGCACAGAAGAAACACGGGTTAGACACATGGACTATGGAGTTGTGTTATCTGCTTTTTTCTGGAGACGATTCAAAAACAAAGAAGACATAACATTCTTTGACCCCAATGAAGTACCAGACTTGTACGAAGCCTTCTATGCAAACACACAACTGTTTGAAGAACTGTATGTTAAGTATGAAAAACAAAAAGGTCTTCGTAAGAAAACAATGAGTGCAGAAGAAGTATTCAAATCAGGCATACTGAAAGAACGTACTGATACTGGTCGTATCTATCTTGTGTTCATTGATAATGTGATGAAACAGGGACCATTTGATCCCGAGTATCATACAATTTACCAGAGTAACTTGTGCTGTGAAATCCTATTACCTACTAAATCTTTTAAGCGTCTTGATGATGATAGTGGCCGCATTGCTCTTTGCACACTCGGCAGTATCAACTGGGGAGCGTTCCGTAATCCAGAAGACATGCGCCGTGCTTGCCGTATTTTACAGCGCAGTCTATGCAACATACTTGACTACCAAGATTTTCTAAGTATCCAAAGCAAACTCAGCAATGATGAAATACAACCCCTAGGCATTGGTGTAACCAATCTTGCCTACTGGCATGCCAAACGTGGTTTACGTTACGGCGAAAAAGATGCACTGCAAGATGTCAAAACATGGATGGAGCATCAAGCGTTTTATTTAACGGAAGCCACAGTTGAACTAGCACGTGAGCGCGGCCCATGTTTGGACAGTACTAAGACGCGTTATGGACAAGGCCAATTTCCTTGGGAACTACGAGCCAAAGGTGTGAATGAACTAGCTGACTTTGCCCCAGAACTAGATTGGGAAACACTGCGAGGCAACATGAAACAGTACGGTGTTCGCAACGCTACATTGATGGCTATTGCCCCAGTAGAAAGTTCCAGTGTTGTTATCAACAGCACAAACGGTATCGAGATGCCTATGAGTTTGATATCAGTTAAGGAATCCAAAGCAGGATCTTTTGTACAAGTTGTACCTGAGTATCACAAACTCAAGAACAAGTATCAAATGATGTGGGATCAGAAAAACTGTGACGGCTACATAAAAACTGCCGCAGTGCTTGCGGCGTATGTGGATCAAAGTATCAGCACCAACACTTTCTATAATCCAGCACACTTTGCAGATCGTAAGGTGCCTACCACATTGATTGCCAAGAATTTGATGCAAGCACACATGTGGGGTTTGAAAACATTCTACTACAGTTTGATCAACAAAGCAGGCAGTAAAATGAAAGCAGAAGAAGCACCTACCATGTTAGAAGCTATTGATTTTGACAACGAAGAAGATTGCGAGGCATGTAAGCTATGAGTAAAGAACAATATAATTTAACAACAAAGACAGACTATCTAAGCCGTAAGATGTTTCTAGACCCAGCAGGTCCAGTTACCATTCAACGATTTGAAGAAGTCAAATACAAAAAGATTGCAGATTTTGATGCCACTGCACGTGGTTTCTTCTGGCAACCTGAAGAAGTGAGCCTTACCAAAGATTCAAACGACTTTAAAGAAGCAAGCGATGCTGTGAAACATATTTTTACCAGTAACTTGTTACGACAAACAGCATTGGATAGTTTGCAAGGTCGAGGCCCAACACAGGTATTCACACCGGTATGTAGCTTGCCAGAAGTTGAGGCATTGATGTACAACTGGGGATTTTTTGAAACAAATATTCACAGCAAAAGCTATAGTCATATTATCCGCAACATCTATAATGTTCCCAAGGATGTGTTCAACACCATTCACGATACACAGGAGATTATTGATATGGCATCCAGTGTGGGAAATTATTACGACAAACTCCATGTTATCAATTGTCGTAAAGAACTTGGCCAACCAGTTACAGAGAAAGAACACATTAAAGCCATTTGGATGGCCTTGCATGCCAGTTATGCACTGGAAGCGTTTCGATTTATGACATCGTTTGCCACCAGTTTGGCCATGGTAGAGAACAAGATTTTTATTGGTAATGGTAACATTATCAGTTTGATATTGCAAGACGAACTGCTACACAAGGGGTGGACAGCCTATATGATCAATCAAGTGATCAAAGAAGATCCGCGATTTGTTGAAGCCAAAGCAGAGTGCGAAGCAGAAGTGTATGCACTATACATGGATGTGATCCGTGAAGAAAAAGATTGGGCCAGCTATCTGTTCAAGATGGGCCCAGTCATTGGACTCAACGCAAATATCCTTCGTGACTTTGTGGACTACACAGCAGTTGATGCACTGAAACAAATTGGTATCAAGTATCAATCAAGTGCTCCAAAGTCAACACCGATTCCTTGGTTCAACAAACACACGGACACCAGCAAGAAACAAACTGCATTGCAAGAAAACGAAAGTACTAACTATGTACTAGGTGTAATGAGTGAGACATTAGAGTATGATGCATTACCAGAATTATAAGAGCACAATATGATCACAATGTATTCAAAAAACAACTGTCCATTTTGTGACAGAGCCAAAGCATTATTAGAAAGTAAATCGATTCCATTCACAGTTATTAAAATGGAAGATGAACCGACTGCACGTGAGTTTTTGATGGATCAAGGCTTGCGTAGTGTTCCGCAAATTTTCAAGGACGGCGTTCTCCTTCCAGGTGGTTATCAAGGCCTAGCTGGTAAAGACGACAATTTTTTTAACACACTCAAAGGGTAAACATGCTAATCAATAAAGGTATCGCAACGGGCGAAGTAGTCACAATCAAAACCACAGCAGGCGAGGAAATTGTTGCCAAGCTGGTGGATGAAAATCCAATGTCAGTCACAGTAAACAAGCCATTGGTATTGACAGCTGGACAAAAAGGCATTGCATTGGTGCCATTTTTATTCACAGTTGAAATGGACACAAATATATCTATTTCACGTTCGACCATCATGGTTCTAGCACCCACTGCTAAAGATGCTTCGGACCAATATATTCAAAATACCACCGGCATTGCTTTGAAATAAATAATATCATGCACAAGTTTGTGATAAAACGTAATAATATTTTGGAAACATATACCAATTACGAAGATATTCCAGATGATTTTGACCATGTGATTGAATTCCTTCCGGATGTTCCGGATGGTCCACACTCAGATGAAGAACATGATGAATTGGCAAAATGGAATGATCGATTGCAAGAATTAATGAGGAAAGAACATGCCCGCAGTAACACGAGTAGGTGACGCAGACGTAGCACATTGTAGCGGAATGACTCGAGCAGTTGGCTCCGGCAACGTATTCGTTAACGGTATTGCTGTGAGTCGACAGGGTGATGTGAATACTGGGCATTTACTACCAGGTGGTAGATCTTGCCCTTCACATGCCGCTCCAATTGCCACTGGATCCTCTACTGTTTTTATAAACAATGTAGGTTGCGGTAGAATAGGAGATGCAATCACCGGTTGTACCAGTGTTGCGGCCGGAAGCTCAAATGTGTTTGCTGGCTAATCAATTAACTAGACATTTATTTTTAACCCTTGTACACTAGGTATAAGTACTCTGTACTTCATATAAAGGATTATTAAAAATGGCTACAAACAAACACGCAGAATTCACAAAGATCGTAGAAGCAATGGAAGCAGACTTTGAAAAGTTTTATGACAAGGAAGTTGGCGCTGCCGGCACCCGTGTTCGTAAGCATTGTCAAGATCTAGCCAAGTTGTGCAAAGAAACTCGTAACGATGTTACCGCAGTTAAAAACGCAAGATCTGAAGCAAAAGTTGCAAAATAATTTGATAAATATAGTACGCTCTTTTTAGGAGGTGTATTATGTTAGAAACTTTATTTTGGTTAGCACTGGGTGCTTTCATCGGCTGGAACTTTCCACAACCAGATTTTGCTAAAAATATTCAATCAAAAGTATTGGGTATGTTTAAGAAGGCAGAGTAAACGAAACTGGCGCCTAAGGCGTTATATATGTACACGCTAGGAGAATAATATGAAAAGTAAACTTATTATCAGTTCAGTTTTTGCCAGTATTTTGGCAATGAGTGCATTGTTTGCTTATAGTCCTGCCCAAGCTCAGTGGCATCATCATGGTGGTTACTATCGTGGCGGCGGCTACTATAGCGGTGGTAATTGGGTAGCACCTTTGATCATTGGCGGAGTTATTGGATACGAGATTAATCGTGCAAATCAGCCGGTGATTATCCAACAACCTCCAGTGATTATACAACAACCACAAACTTACGGCGAATTGCCTCCACTGGGATATCATTGGCAAGAAATGATCGACCCGCAGACTGGTGTGCGTAAAATTGTAGCAGTTCCAAACTAATGGCATATTCAGACAAGGTCATCGACCATTACGAAAATCCACGCAATGTGGGATCATTTGAAAAAGATGATCCCACAGTGGGTACAGGTATGGTAGGCGCACCTGCTTGCGGCGATGTAATGAAATTACAGATAAAGGTAAACGAATCTGGCATTATCACTGATGCCAAGTTCAAAACATATGGTTGTGGTTCGGCAATTGCCAGTTCAAGTTTGGTTACCGAGTGGGTTAAAGGTATGCATATTGATGATGCTGGTAATCTTAAGAACAGTCAGATTGCAGAAGAACTAGCTCTGCCGCCAGTTAAGATACACTGTTCAATTCTAGCAGAAGATGCTATCAAAGCGGCTGTAAATGATTACCGTAACCGACACAGCAAGTAAAAAAATCAAACAGAATTTAGACAAGCGCGGCAAAGGCGTAGGTATTCGCATAGGTGTAAGAACCACCGGTTGCAGTGGACTGGCTTACACAATGGAATATGTGGATGAGTACACCGCAGAAGTGGGCGTAACTAACTTTGCACAACCTAATTTTTGTGTATTGGTTGATGCTAAAAGTCTAGCCTATCTAAATGGCTTGACAATGGATTGGGTTCGCAATGGACTCAATGAAGGTTTTGATTTTATCAACCCCAACGAACGCGATCGTTGCGGATGTGGTGAATCATTTCGAGTATAACAATCTTTGACTTAATTCAATTTTTCTAGTATAATACTAGTATTGTTATAACTTTTGGAGAATATTTTGAGTATGCATTTAGAAGGCCCATGGCTCAGCACCACCGGCAAACAAAAAGGTAAAAAGAAATTTGCTTCGGCAGAACACGCAAGGAAAGCTAGAGATTTGGATGAATCTTGGAAAGAACTCCAAAAACGTTGGGGTGTTGAAGCAGAAGCCAAAAAACGTAGTCGTGCTATGAGTGCTCCTAGTTTGAGCGGCAACTACAGTCTAGCCATTCCCGAAGGCCGCAACACCACTGCACATATCAAGAGTGTAGACACAGGGCTAGGTAATGCCACTCTTAAACCAGCTAAACAATATACAGGAACAATGGTAAAAGGCATTGCCACCATGCATAAAAGCAATGCAGTACCGGTGTTCAGTGATGAACAAGCTGTTGACATCAGTCGTATGAGACGTTAAACTATAAACTTAGTATTTTGTACGAGTCATACAGATGATAATTACATGTTGCCCTGATAGGTTTTGGGGCAACAAAGCAGTAGGCTTTTAACGCACAAGGAGATGTATCGAAGCCATTTGTAACAGCGGAACTAGCAATTCCGTGATCCAGCGTAAAGGAGAAATAAAATGATACGCATCATTAAAGCAGTAGTATTTTTACTAGCAATATCGCTAGTAGTTTTTGCAGGGTATAGAGCAGTTAGTTATAAATTTGATACCCTGAAGTCGGCTCGTGAACAAGCGAGCCCAGTTACAGCACAATTAAGACAAAAACAACTAGATTGTCTTGCTCGTAACATATATCATGAAGCAGGCTACGAATCCTTTGAAGGCAAGGTAGCAGTTGCTCAAGTAACAATCAACAGAGCAGAAAGTGGACAATTTCCGTCTGACATCTGCCAAGTAGTATATCAAAAAAACGTAGTATACGAAAAAGTCCTTTGCCAGTTCAGTTGGTATTGTGACGGCCCTAGTGCTAAAAAGCCTATGAATGGTCCGGTATACACAGAAAGTATGGAAGTAGCCAAAAAAGTATTGCTGGAAGGATTTAGGTTACCGTCGGTAAAACATGCACTTTATTTCCATGGAGATTATATTAACCCAAAATGGGGTAAACAACCTGTGGCCAAAATTGGCCGCCACATTTTTTATAATTAGGATATACAATGAACATTGAAAAACTCAAATCAGAAATGCATGACTTTTTTGATCTCAACCTATTGGTTAAGAATATCAAAGAACATGCACCAAATATTTCAGCAGAAACCATGGGATGGATTGCCGTAGTACTCATGCATCTTGCTACAATTCCCACATTGCTGGCAGTACTAACAGGGCTAACTGAAAAAATGCCGCCTGTTGATTTGGTGTTGTTTGCATGGAGTGGATTATTTTGCTTTTTTGTCAAAGCCACCATCCAAAAAGATGTGTTAAACATTGTTACAATTGGGTTTGGATTCTTTGTGCAGGCCGCTCTTTTAGCACTGATAGTGTTCAAGTAACGATAAATATTAGATATTAAGGAGCACATAAAATGCCATCAGGATTTCAAAACGACGCAAATCAGCTACAAGCTGAGATGTACAGAGCCACTATTACAATGAGTAATAGTACCTATTACCCAACCGCAGACACGGACGATAACGGTGGAGTTACTCCAAATTCATCGGACAGCTTTGCCACACTGCCAACTACACTGGCCAAGGGCAAAGCCCGTGCTAG